TTCAATACGAAACCGCTGTACAGTGGAACGCCGTGGAAGCGTTCAATCTGATTTACGCATGACCCCGCCCCGGATACCTTGACGGGCCGCACCGAAAAGCGACCCGATCCCACCACCCCGGAAACGTCCGGGAGAAAGCCGAACACACACCACGAAAGCAAAAAGGAGATATGAACCATGAAACGAATCATCACCGCTGCCGCTCTGGCCGCTGCCCTTTTGGCAGGCGCACCCCGCGCCGCTGCTGTCTGTCCCTACACCGTCGGCCCGCTGGGCCGGTACATTGCCCCGGCCGTTGTGCAGGGCATGACCGCCACCGACGACGGGAACGCCGTTGAAGTCTGGTGCACCGACGCGCTGGACGGCGACGACTGGTTTTTTACCGTGGACAACGAAACCGATCTTCGGATTTTTGACCGGGTGCAACTGGTGGTGGATGCCGCAGGAACGCCGGACGATTTCAGCGACGACCGCGTTATTGATGCCCTGTATTGTCACGATTGCGACGGGATCGACGATTGAACGAAAGGAGCGCACAACATGAAAACCCTTGAAGAAATCCGCAACGAATGCCGCAACGAAAACCACGCCGCCCGCCGCCTGTTGTCCGCCGGGTTCCGGCTTGAGGGGTGGGACATGAACACGGGGCGGCGGATCGTCGCCCGCATCACGAACGAGAACACGAACGACGAACAGCGCGCGTTCTACGAGTTTCCCGACTATCAAACCGCCGCCGCTGAACTTCTCGCATGATCCCCGCCGGATACCTTGACGGGCCGCACCGAAAAGCGACCCGATCCCATCCACCCGGCCCCGCCGGGAAGAACCACAACAAAAATTGAAAGGAAGTATTTACCATGACGAACAATCAGATCATCCGCAACGAAGCCGCCCGGCTTGACCCTGCCACCCTGCACGCCATCGCCACCGCGCACCACACCCCGGACGAGATCGCCGCCATTGCCGCCGCTTGCAAAACCACCGACGAGAACGGCAACGAACAGCCCGCCACCGTGGCCGATGTCGAAATCATGCTTGCAGCCGACGAGCTGCACACGTTCGACCACTGGAAGAAAGAGGGTAAGAGCGTCAAAAAGGGTGAAAAGCATCTTGTTTGCTGCTACCTCTGGAAGTACACCACGAAGCCCAGCAAAGAGCAGCGAGAAAAAGCAGCGGCAGAGGGCAAGGAAGCTGCCCCCGATCCGCATTACTACCCCACGAAATCGCACCTGTTCAGTTGCTTACAGGTTGAAAGCAGCAAGCCCGCCCCGGCTGGCCGGTTTGGATCGACCGCTGCAATCATCGAGTATAACAAGAAGCTGGCAGCCGAACGGAAAGCAGCGAAAGCCGCCGCCGAAAAGGCAAAGGCCGAAGCCACCGCCCCGATCATCACCGAAGAACACCACGAGTTGCCGGAACTGGTGCACGTCGATCCGCTGCCCACGAAAAAGGCCACGAAGCGCACCGCCAAAAAGGCCCCGGCAAAGAAAGCCGAAACGAAACCCACCGGGCCGGACATGGAAGAACTGAAAAACGCTTTCGTCAAGAACTATTCCCGCCTGTACCAGACCGACGACGACCACGAGAGCGGCGAGTTTTACGACGCCGTGGACAAGTTCGACGAAATGAGCGCCAACGATTCCCAGTTTGCCGCCACCGTCCAGAAGTTCAATAAATACATGGGCGACCTTATCAGCAGCGACCGCGAAGCCGCCGCGTTTGTAATTGCCCTTGACAATCTGGAAAAGGCAAAGACCCCCGAAATGGTTCCCACCGTGCAGCAGCTTTGCTTTGCATAACACGAAACGGAGACCCCAGCAGGGCCGCACCGCTCAAAGCGGCCCCGCCCCACTTCCCACCGGCACCCCGCCGGGGGATCGTCACGAAACACGAAAAACGAAAACAGGAGGCTTGAATTTATGTCTTGCATGATGCTTTCCCCCGCCCACATCGCCACCGTTGCGCACGGTCTGTCGTACCTGCTCAATCAATCCGAAATGTGCCAGCTTTCCGCCGCCGACGAATTGCGCGACGCGCTGGGCGCTTGCAGATACCCGCACGATTTTCTGTATGACGACCGCCGAATCTACCCCGTTCTGTACCGGCACAACGAAGCGGCGTATGAAGGGCGCTATAAGGTCGAGCCTGACGAAACCGACGAAGTGCCAGCCATGCCGGACAATGTGCCGCACCTGCTGCACCGTCTGGACTACAACAAGCATTATTTTCTCGATGCTGATTTCTTCAAATTCCTGAAGCTGCTTGACTGCTACATTTACCAGTGCGAAGAACAGGCCACGGCAGACACGAATTTACAGAAAGCGCTTGTAAAGACTTCAAACCACTTGTACGCATTCGCCGCCCAGCAGAATGCAGCGTACAACGCCGCGCCGTGGTGCATCTGATCCGCGCCGGATACCTTGACGGGCCGCACCGCAAAGCGACCCGATCCCAGCCGAAAGGCACAACACGAAACACGAAAAGGAGCAAACGAATTATGACAACATACTATCCCATCAACGAAAATCTGGCCCGTGCTTCCCACGATATGCGCAGCATGAGCACCTACCCGGACGGCTATGCAACCAGAGAATACCGTGCCAGCGTGGACAAAGCCGCCGCTCTGGTCGAAGAAAAGAAGCAGAAAGTCAGCCCCTACTATCACGAAAAGCTGGACGCGCTTCTCGACAGCTACGCCCGCCGCCTTGCGCAGTGGACGGACGACCACAACCGAAACGGTGCAAGCTGCCCCTCTGTGCTGGTGTGCGGTGCTGGCAACTTCCCGGTGCGGAAGAAACAGAAGCAGAACGCCCGCGAGGATACGCTTTGGCACGAATATGAAGAAATCGAGGCCATCTTGACCAAAATCAAGGCGGTTGGCACCGGCCCCGTTGATCTGGCCGACCCCCACGCCCGCGAACTGCTCACGGATCAGCTGAACAAAGAGCAAGACCTGCTCGAATACTGCAAGGGGGCCAATGCCTATTACCGGAAGCACAAAACCTTGCGCGGCTATTCCAACATGAGCAACGCGGCAGCCGATGCCCTCACCAACCCGGACGCCTTTTCAATGAGCCTGTACCGCAAGCCCTACGGCGATTTTGAGTTGACCAGTATCCGCGGCAAGATCAAGCGGATTCAGACCCGCCTTGACGAACTCGACAAAGCACAAGCCGCCGCTGCATCCGGCCCCGTTGAAGATCAGCACGACGGCTACACCTACCGCGAGAACAACGAAATCATGCGCGTGCAATTCATCTTTCCCGGAAAGCCGGACGACGAAACCCGCGCTATGCTCAAAGAGAACGGTTTCCGGTGGGCACCCAGTCAGGGCGCTTGGCAGCGCCAGCTTACCGCAAACGCCAAATATGCAGCGCACCGCGTCATGGAGTTTCTGGACGGCAACGAAAGCGAATAATAAAGGCGGACACCCCAGCAGGGCCGCACCGATTCAAAGCGGCCCCGCCCCATCTTCCCGGCATAAATGTCTGGAACATCACGAAAACGAAAAGGAGCTATGAACCATGACAGCCAAACAGCAAAGCACCGAATCCGGCGGCGGTCTGCGCACCGTCACCCTCACCGCTGACCAGTGGAACACCCTGTATTTCTACCTTCTCACTTCCACGAAGTACCGCAACGGCGAAATTGAAGCGTGGGAAAGGCTGGCCCTTGAAACGAACGAGGACGGTTCCCCAAAGTTCATCCACGCCGCCGACAATGCGCGTTATCTCCGAGATCAGGAAAAGACGCTGCACGAAATCACACAAAGCATCTGCTGACAGACCGCCCCGCCGGGGTGAATCACGAAAGGACGAAACGAATGTACTATTTCATTTACTGCAAAGGCCCCAACGAAAAGCGCTTCACGCTTTGCAATCCATGGAAAGGCACACGCGGCATGGGCAAAGTATATGCGCCGCGCTTCCTCAAGGATCAAGCCGACTATGCCGTTGCATGGATGACCGAGCATAACCCCGGCTTCATCTTCCAGCGCCGCCCGGCACGCTGAACATCACCACCACGAAAAGGAGCAACGAACCATGACAACCAACGAACGCTTTCTCTCAGTCCTGCACAGGGTCACTTCTTGCCGCCACTTAGCCACCGTCAACATAACGATCTGGAACGGGCGCATTGAAGTCCGGCACACCGTTTTCGATGAAATGTACATCCTGCGCAGCTTTCCTTTGCCCAACACCCACAACGAATATTGCGCCTGCATGGCGGCTGCCTGCCGGTGTCTGTCCGACAAGCTGCTTTCGTGGGCAAGCGAGTACGACCACGGCAACGACGTTCTGAACAAGCAGTACGACACTGTGAACAAAGCCTTTCGCAAGCGCTTAGAGGAACAAGAATGACCCGTGCCCCGGTTCCATGCCGGGGCATCTTGTGATATACTTTCACTAACGAAATTGGACTTTTCAAGCACGAAAAGTTCAATTCCAGAAACGAATTTGCAAAAAAGGGGGCATTTTTACGAACGAAGTCGAATTTTTTGCACCTTGGCGTCTGGTTGCCAGTTTTGCCGACGGCACACGCGCCACGTTCGACGGACTAACCGAGGAACAGGCCCACGCCGCAATGGAAGCTGCCCAGACCGAGCACGGCGACATTGGCTATTGGAACCGTGTCACGGATGTAAACTATGAGGACGGCCAGTATTGCGGCACCCTGCAGGAACCGCCCACGGTTCATGTTGTGGATTTTTCCGGGTATGACGGGCCGCTGGACGAAAACGGCTTTCCTGTTGGCCTGCCGAACGAAATCGCCGAGTACATGAAGCAGCACGGCGAACCGCCCACCGTTCCGAAAATCATCATCAAGAAAAACGAACCGTAAACGCACGAAATCCCTCGACGGAATTACCCGCCGGGGGATTTCTGTTTTTGACGATTCGCAAGTTTGTTTTTCTGAGCGGTTCGGAGGTTTCGCGGAAGCCCTTCATTCTGCACGCGCATAAATTCGCTTCATTCTCTGCCCTATAGTGTCTTTCCGGCACGAATTAAGATCGCTGAAGTTCGATTCTAAGGGCCTGTTTTTGCAGGTTTTCTATCAAAAATCAGGCATAAGCCATTTTACAGCCCCTTTTAATCGCGCGCGTCATACGCGCGTGAGAGCAGTTCTTCGACCATCGGGACTTCATCCAGCATGGAACCCAGAACGACCAGTGCGAACTTTTCCCACCGCTGGGCTGTGATCTCTGTTTTTCTCAGTTCGCGGGCTATGGTTTTCCAGCCTTTTTGTAACGACGGATCACTGTAGACATACCGCCCGCACAGGATCGTTTTGTAACGACTGTTCAGCCGGTCTAATTGCCCCCGGATTGTGGTCTGATCCGCACGGAGAACATCCTGCCGAACACGAAGTTCATTTTCCCGACGCTGGCACTCCACATCATCGGCCAGTTTCACAGCCAGCGACGCGGTACTATCTCCCGGCGTGCTGCCGTGCGGCATATCGTCCATAGCAATGCCCTTGATAGGATTGTAGCGGTCTCGCAGTTCTGCCAGCTCAATGTTGACATCATCAAGCTGTGCTTCAATCCCGCCAAAGTAGCGCAAAATCATTTTCGTTTCTTCTGCCTGCATTTTGCCCTCCTACGCTCCGTACCGTCAAAATTCTGTCGAGAAGATAGGCCCTGCACCGGGCACACGCGCAACCTCCGTACTGCCGCCGGTCATCTGGGCGACACACCGGCCCAGTTTTGTATACGCCACATATTCCCCGTCTTTTGCCCATTCGAGGAACTGTTCATAGTTTTTTCTGGCTTCTTCCACGGTGCTGTTGATCTGGGCACGATCATAGCCCATAGCATCCAGCGCTTCGATGAAGAACCGGATCACGAGATCACCAGCGGCACGACGTTCGGCCAGTGCATCTTTTTCGCGCTGCTTGCGCGGATACTGCCCCGCCGGGAGAATAAACGGCTTATCCAGCATCGGTGCTGTGCGCTCTCTCAGCTTCTCGCGGGCTTTCGGCTGCCCGTAGGCGCTCATTTCAACCGTGTACACCTCTGCCCGGTGGTTCATTTCCGTGCAAAGCCGCTCCTGCTTGTCCCGGTCAAAATCCAACGTGTCATTGGCTGCGATCATGGTGCAGTAGCTCACCACTTCGCCAACGGCCTGCCGATTCAGCGTCAGGTTCTTTCTGGTGTTTACCTTTTCGGCGCACCGGGCAAAGGCATTCTGTGCCATATGCATAGACACTGCCCTTGGGATTCCTCTACTCATGATGTTTCATCCTTTCCTTTCGGCCTGTTGGGCGCACTTCTTCCATGCTTTGATTTCTGCGGCGGTATCAGGGGTAATGTGCTCCACAAAGCGCCAGCCCCGCGGCTCCGCCACAAGGTCGATGAACATACGGCGGCGGTGGATATAATCACGCTGCTGCCGCCGGGTGAATTTGCTTTTCACCTCTACCACCTCAACTGTGCCGTCTGCATAGGTCAGCACAAAATCCGGGGTATAGTGCATCGCCGGTAGTTTCACATTGCCGTATTCTTTTTCGGGCAGCATGGTAAACCTGCGGTGCGATTCCACCTTCACGATTTCCCCACGCTGGACTTTTGGCAGAATCATTCCCATGTAGTAGTCGTACTCGCCCCTGCTGTCAAACTCCCGTCCTGTTTTCTTGGCGGCTGCGGCCACGGCTTCCAGCGTCGGTGCTTTTGCTCTGCTTCTGGCTGCAATCTGCGCTTCTGCCTGTGCCCGATACTTTGGCGGCAGGTCAGAAAGTTCCATCCTCATACTCAAGGCCGGTTCCTCCTGTTCTGCTGCACCCCGGTCTCTTTGCGGTATAGGCGCACGATCAGGTGCCGGGTGTTGTTGCCGGTGATGATAGGTTCGCAGTAATGCAGGGTGTATCCGGGGTACATTTTTTCCCAGAATGCACGATCTTCCAGACGGTTCTCGCAAACGTCTTTCAACCTACTGCGGCTCATTTTTCCATCGTTCGGGCGGGGCATTTTCGGCGGTTTCAGCCCGCGGCTCTGCCGCCAATGGCGCTTGCACCGCACATTCTTCATGATGTACTTTGCAAGGCTCGTGATGTAGCCATGATCGAAGTGCAGAGGTTCGCAACGGGCCATGCCGCGCCCGCTCCACGCTTCCTCAACCATTTCACGGGTCAGGCCATAAACGCGCTGCATAATGACGTGGTGATGGTGCTTTCCCACCCACACCCCGTCAACATACGTCGAGTATTCATGTACGACGATCCACTTCGGGTGCCGAACGCCTTTTTTATCGCACATCCGGTATAACTTTTTCATGGCGGCGGAGAAATCCTTATCCACGCGCTTTGTGTCCGCCGGGTCTGGCCGGTGTTCATCGTCATAGGTGTATGTAACGGAATAATCGCTCTTGTGGAAGTTGCGCTGAACCAACAGCTCTAAATACCGTCCACTTTTTCGCAAATTGTACGCTTCCTTCGCAATGGAGCTTGCCAGCTCTTTTTTCTTGCGGGTGCTGGCCTTGTTCTGCTGTTCCGTGATCTCGAAAAAATCCACCTGCATGGTGTCAGCCGTGGCATAGTCCTTGCCGCAGATAAATTTTTGCTCTCGTACTCTGAAACCCGCGGTCATACTCTCCACGTCCTCCTTTCCGTACACGTCATGGAATTTTCTGAATCTTGAACCACAAACACGAGAAGGGAACGATGCAGAGGAACAACACCGGGCCGCGTTCCCTACGATCCTGCTTCCGGCAAGCCATCAGAACGCCGCCCTCGTTTTCCCTCTGCACTCCCTTTCCCCGCCGGGGAAAAGCTCCTGTTTTCTCTCTGATTTCTCAGAATGTCCCTTAGTTTAGCTCCGATATACAAGCCCCTTGCCGCCTCGTCAGGGCGGCAATTTAACGACGGACACTCTTTATATATAAGGTAGGGGCTTGTCCTGCTTATTTCAGCAGGGCGAATTTGAACCAATCCGGCAGGTCGGATGCTGCAATAAAATACTTTACCACCAGCACCACAGCAAGAATAATCACCGGTGCCAGCAGGTACAGCCAGCCAATGAGGTAAGCGCCGAACTCACTTTTCTTCTTTTTCATCTTCGTCTTTCCTTTCTTTCCATTCATGGCAGGTGTTCTCCGGGTCTGTGAAATCCGCCCGGTGTTCGGATAAGCCGTTGAAACACACCCACGAGAAGCTGTCGTGCCACGCGCAGGTGGAGCAGTTCTTTTCCATCACTCACGTTCCTCCCAGTTCCAGCAGGAAGCTTCCCGGCCTGTCACAGGCTGAGAATGATGTTTGTTGAAACACGTCCCGTCCCGCAAATGCCACCTGCAAAATTCACAGCTTTTGTGTAAAGTGACTTTTGCGCCGCACTCTGGGCAGTGCTTAAACGTGTACTCGCAAAGTTCTTTCTCCCCGTCGTCCGGGTCGATTTTGATTTGCTTCCAGTCCTCAATGTGTACGCCGCACTTGTGGCAAATAAATTCGTCGCAGTCTATGTAGTCCACGTTCTCGTTGTACGTCAGCGGTTGCAGGCTCTCCGGGGTGATGGTTGGTTCAGCTTCCAGACTTCCCAGAATCAGCTTCACCACGTCGATTTTGATTTTTCCATACGTCAGCTCGCCTTTTAATGCAGCCGCTATGTTTTTAAGCACCTGCTCAAAATGGTTTGCATCAACCAGCCGTTTTTCCCTCATACTCCAAACCCTCCATCTTATATCCGCATCGGCAGCAGTAGGCGTGGTCTGTGTGCCTGTCAAACGATGTAAATGTTTCGTGGCGGCCGCAATTCCCGCATTTGCACTCCGCGCCGTCTGCCATAAGCCGAACTACAAGCCATTTTGCGGTTGGCCGCAGGCTTTCCGGGTCTACTGGCTTTTCCCCGTTCACAACCCCCTCAACAAAAGCATAGTCCACCTTCCCGTATGCGGCGCAGAGGGCATTATTAAACGCGATCAAAAGGTTGTCTGCATCAATCAGCCGTTTTTCTTTCATCATGTACCTCCGTTGTCTTTTTCTTCGGCTGCCTGCCTTTCTTCGGAATTTCCGGGATTGTAACCACAACGTCCTTCTGCTCCCGCTGCCTTTCCATTTCCGCCGGGATTGCCTCGACCAGACTTTTGAATTTTTGCAAGGTTTGAACCTCCGTCGCCGCGAAAATGAACTGCGCCAGTTCTTCCGGTGTTCCCTGCTGGACGGAATGACCGTCCGGGTATGTTGTGATCGTCATTTTTCTTCGCCTTTCAGTTTCAGTTTCACTTTCGGCATTGGCTGATCCGAACGGTTCATCGGTTCATAGAAATCGACCCACTGCCCGCCCTCCGGGAAGTCGTGCCATGCAAGCGCATATCGGATCGTCAGCCAGACGGTCTCCGCCCGGTACGCTTCCCTCATGGTTGTGTCGATAGATGCAGGCGGAACATTCTGTCTCCAAAGTGCGTCCATGCCCTGCCGCATCTGGTCACGAAGCCGCATACACTTGAGAAAATCCGCTTCGTGGTCTTTATGAAACTGCTTTCGTTCTTCGGTCGTGTGGCACTGCTTTTCCATCTTGTCCACATAATCCCAGCAGCAAACCTCATTGGTGAAGTCCTCAAACTGGCCCATGCGGAACCGGAGGTATTCTTCGCACGCCTGCTTCACAGCCTGTGCCGTTTCCCGGCTCATGGTGATGGTCACAGTCTCGACCTCTGCCGGGGCCTTATTTTTGACATTCATCTTGTCACCTCAACAAATCCTGACAGGCGGGGCACCATAGCCATCACGCACCCAAATTCCTTCTTTTTCAGTGAAAAACATTGTCGTCTTGAAGGGAAAATTTGCTCTACTGATACCCGCTTCGTCAGCCGCATCAGCCAGCATTTTACACGGGCCGTAATCGCTCCCAATGGAAAAAACCGAAAGCTGGAATGCTTTTCGCGTATTCCTCAATGCTTTTTGTCAACGCCGCCTTGAATGCGTTCACCTGATCCAGTGTAATGTCCTGCTGTGCCATATCTGCGAGGAAGCACGCTGTAACAGAGGTAAAGCTGTCGTCTCCGTTGCTGTGCGGCTGGTGATCCAGCAGCTTTCCAGCCCACCAGCTGACAGCCTTTTCAATATCGTCCCTTGCCAAAATCATGCCGTTTCCCCGCCTTTCTTTTCCAGAGGTGCAGTCTCCGTTCCATAGTCCGGCACCTTGCCGCCCGGCCAGTTGTGCCGCTGGCTGCGCTCGTACTTTCTGACCATTGCTGCCAGCTGAATAGCTTCCACCGCTGCATGGATTGCCGTATCATAAATGAGATTCAGGTGCTCCCGCTTCATGGGTTCGTTTCTCTTGACATTCCGCCAGAGCTGGATCGTCAAGCCAAAATGGAGCTTTCTCGTCTCGTCTATCAGTTCGTCCAGTTCTTCCCGGATCACTGCATATCCTTCATGCGGACTTGCAAACATCCGAAAGCGGCGGTTCGCCGCCGCCAGCTCTTTCTTTGCCAGAGCGCGGACATCTTTTGTGATAACATCCATGGTCAACCCTCCGCCCGGCTCTTGATCTCAGCCAGTAGGTCATCCAGCGGAACATTTGCAAGAGAAAACCCGGATTCCACTTCATCCTCGGTAGAGACCCAGAGTGCAGAGGAAAAGTACAAAGCGGGGCGAACACCGTAGGTGTCGCTGCAGCCCCAGTAGTCGTCGGAACCATCAGACTTGACGTACCAGACGTAGCGGCCGTAGTAGGTGCCCGGAGAGCTGTTCGGCGTACCGTAAGGCGTTGCCAACCACCACGGCACGTCCACCTTCGGGATCAGCCGCCAATACTTGCCATACTGGCGCAGGGTCAGCAGCCCAATTCGATATTCAACGGTTCCGTATTCGGTCTGGCCGGTCGTATCCTGCAGGTCAATCTCAAATGGAATAAAAGTATCCAGCGGCGTGCCCCTCTGAGTAAACTCTGCGAAGCAATCACTCAGATACTTCATAACATCGCTCCGGCGCAGATCATTGGGACACTCCGGGTCGTCGCCGTCGCGGAACGGCATTTTCGTCCAAATGTCCTTTGCCAGCACAAGGCAGCCGTGTTCGTCTGCATCCAACTTCACAAACTCCTTACCCAGTGCCTTGAAGATGCCGCCATTTTTCACATTGCCCAAAGTTGTGCTTTTCAAAATCTTGCTCATGGTCGGTTTCCTTTCCTATTATTCCTGTTCGTTTTCAATCTGCGCGGCTTTCTCTGCAGTTTCCTGTGCGATCACATCCTGCAAATCGTCGTGCATTTTTTTGACGATATTTTGCTGCCGTCTTGACATCAGTTCCGCGATAATCTCGTCCAGATCATCCGCCACATCATCCTTGATGTTCATAGGCGCTATCAACGCCCGAAGAATCATGCCGTCTTTTACGGCATAGATGAACCTGCAATCCTGATTGGCAGGACGCACACAAATTTGTGCAAACTCCTTGTTCAGTTCGCCTTCCACCGGTTTCAGCAGCTCCGACCGGATGAAACCAACACTGCCATCAGGATTTCGCAACGCGATAAGTTCTTCCCCGTTGACTGCGATCCGGGTTTTGATTTCAGAGGTATTCCCTTCATGTTCCGGTTCATCGTCCCACTTTACGCCGTACAGTTTCCCGTCGATTGTGTATTCTTCGTGATAGAAGATGTTTTTCATCTTCTTCTGCGGAATACCCAGCATAGCGCCAAGCTCTCCCGCATCCTGCGTTCTGGGGTAGCCGTCCATGCAGTAGAACGCACTTCCTGTGCCAACAAAAATCCTGCCGCCGTTGTTAATTACCTCACAATGACCACAGCTTTTAATCTGGGCAGCCAGTGCAGAAAGTTTCATCTTTTTACCACCTCCACATCAGGTCTTTCATCTTCTACAAATTCCGGGTAGGCTTTTTCTGCCCGCGCACGCGCTTCGCGGACTGCTGCATCAGCCTTTTCCGCTTCCAGCTTGTACGGCAGCCACATCCGGCTTTTTGTGTAGCTGTCAAAGCCGAACAGCATGACGCTGAACTTTGCCATTTTCTACTCCCTTCTGCTTAGTTTCTTTCGGTGGGCACTTCCGGGCTTGAACCGGGCGGGGCCTATTCCCTATGCTCACATAAAAAGGAGCCGCCGCGCCGGGCGGCTCCAAAAAGTCAGTTGATGCCGTTGATAATGGGAATGCTGTTACCGTCGCCAACGTAGGCAGGCAGTTCACCGTTCCAGCGGGATTCCACATCGGTGATCTTGTAATATTCCAGCAGGTTGCTGTTCAGGCTGTCGTTCAAGGCGCGGTTTGCTTCCGCCTTTTTCTCCGCAACGTACAGCTCTGCGTCCGCTGCAACCTTAGACTTTTCCGCTTCCGCATTGGCCGCGATCAGGTCAGCGTCCGCCGTGGCCTGCGCTTCGACACGGCGCTTGTCGGCGTCAGTCTCGGCTTTTTCCTTTTCCTGCTGGGCCTTGACCTTTGCTTCCACCGCATCGGTGAAGGTGTCAGTGAAGTCAAAATTGGTTACGCTGATATACTGCAGGTCGATGTTGTACTGTGCCAGCACTTCCCGCAGTTTCGCGTCCATCCGGGAAGCGACTGCATCCCGGTTAGAAATCAGGCTGCTTGCATCGTAGTGGGCAACCACAGCTTTCACCGTTTCAAGAACACGGGGAGTAATCAGAGTGTCCTCATACTTTTTGCCGACCTCTTTGTAGATGGTCATTGCATTTGCCTGATTGATCCGGTAGCCAACCGCTACACTGGTGGAGACTTCCTGAATGTCAGAACTGAACGCTGACAAATCCATGCTCATTTCCTGAACACGGTTATCCATCTTCACGATGGACTGCCACGGGGCCTTGAACACCACACCTGCGTCCTTCGTGCCATCCTCGACTTTGCCAAAGGTCGTGACGATGCCGGTATAACCGGTAGGAACATAGGACACGCAGGAAATGCCAATCAGAATAACGGCGACCACACCGGGAATAAATGCAGCAGCCTTGCCCTCTTTGGACAGGAGCAGGACAGCCAGCGTAATCAGTGCGAATAGTACGCCGATAATAAAAAGAATCATGTTTCCTCAACTTTCGCTCGTGTGCTTATGTACGGGCAAAAGCCGGATTAAATCGGATCGTGGTAAATTGGGACGCCACTTTGATAATCCCATTACAGGAAGCTCACCTGCCCCTCTGGATTCTTGTTTCTTGTTTCGCGCGGCCTGTAGTCTTTTTCTTCGTTCAGGACATCAACCGGATTAAACTTAAACTGCTTACAGCGGTTTGGATTAACAATTTTCTTTCTATCCCGGATTTCTTTTCTTGCTTCACAGTAAATCAGATCGTCGTCCTGCAAGGCTGCCAATGAGCAATATCTGCAATACTGGGTCATTTCTGCGCCCCAGCTTTCTCTTTGTGAAGATCAGCAATATGCTGTTTCTGAACATGAATTGCAATATGATCCGGCAAATAGTTCCGATAACGCTGCACCCGTCCCTGAAATTTGTAGGCATGGTGGGCGATAATTGCCACCGTCCAGCGCATCAGCTCGTCCTTGCTGATTTTCCCGGCATGATACAGCTCTGTCAGAGCTTCAATTGCTTTCTTTTCTTTGCTCATTGCGTGCTCTCCTTGACAATCCATACTCTATGATTGCCGCAGCCACTCCACTTCTTGGCATTCTCGTGAGTGTCTACAGCCACATCAAGGTGTTTTCCCTGAATGGCGGACCCTTTATCCTGCACAATGCGGATTCCCACGTCCTCTATGTACAGAACCGTTCCATACGGAAAGATTGACGTGTCCGCCGCCACGGTGACGCCCGCTTGTATGGGCTGGCCGCTGGCCGTAATTCCGTGGCCCTCCCCGCAAATATGCAGGTACTGCTCAGTGCAATATGCCGTACAGAAAAATGTACCTGCGTCTATCCACTGAATGTTTGCGTTCGATATTTCATCAAGGCGAGCTTGCAAAGAATCAATAACTTCTTCGTCCTCTACAGCCCGGTCGATCCAGTTCTGCGTGCGGCTTGCGTAAATATCCCGCTGGGTCTCAAGGTCTGCAATGCGGCTTTTCAGAGCGCCTACCTTTGCGCTGTTGATGATCTCAGCCGCGAAGAACAGTACAAGAATTGCTTTCATTTTCCGTGTCATTTCCAAACCACCTTTTCGTTACTGCAATTGGAAATTCTTCAATTTCAGACGCCCACACGGCTGTACCTGCTCCATATGCCGTCTCCCACACAAGCGGGAAACCGCCAATTCCATCAAACAGACTTCCCAGCGTCGGCCTATCTTTCAGGTATGGCCGCATCTTCTGTGCAATCCAGAACCACTGCGGAAGGGCAATGCTATTTCCCAGTGCCTTATAGCGCGGCGTATCTGCCGGTTTATGCCTTTTCCCCCTTGTGTCCGTCCATTCCCCGATGTCCGTCCACCCGTCCGGGTAGCCCTGCAGGCGCTCACATTCCGTTGGGGTCAGCCTTCGGACAATCCAACGCACGACACGTTCCGCAACAAGGCATTCGCCGCCGTTACCAATATTTCCAGTTTTCGCTTTCAGCGTTGCGCTGCTGTCGCTTTCCTTGTATGTGGAGAAAGTCTGTTCGCTGTAGGTCTTTCTTTCAACAACCTTCGGCCCTGCTGTCGTCCCGGTATTCTTGCAGCTCAAGGCTGCCGCCTGGCTTCCGGTAACAGCTCCGTTGTACAAATCGACCGCAATGGCCGTATAGTCTGTGACACGGCTCTCATGATCTCCCGTAATCGTCGGAACCGTCTTGCCGTCACCATTTCCACGGGCGTCAAAAACGACTGGCTGAAAAAGGGTCTGGTCTTGAAGCGTCGAGAGCGTTCCCGTCTTTTCCGTCTGCACCAGTGCGCCTTTGCCACCTCCAGCACATCCTGAACGGATTTTTAGGGTGTAGGCTGCCCCCCTCCCCTCTGCCACCACTCGATCATGTCCAGCAGAGCAGTTTTGAGCAAATCCGGTAGCGCTTTGCCACGTCTGGATGCTCGTGTCAGAATCCCCTGACAGGCTCGTGCGCTCAAACAGTATTTCTGCGGCACGTTGACCTCTAAAATCTGCGACAACAGCGATACGCTTTCTACGCTGGGGCACTCCCCAATATTGAGCGTCGAGCTGTCGCCAAGCCAACGACCATCCATTCCCACAAATTGCTCCGGCTTTGCTCCATCTGCCCCCCCCTCGGAGGTCTAGGAATTGAAGCGTCTGCTTGTTCCACGCGGGCAAGTTCTTCCAACACTGCCCTGAAATCTTCTCCGCCGTTTGAGCTGAATGCTCCGGGAACATTCTCCCAAACAGCGAAAGTTGGATGTACTCCATCCGTCTCCCTCCGCATCTCTTTTATAATCCGAACGGCTTCCATAAAAAGACCCGACCGTTCTCCTGCAAGACCTGCTCTGTGTCCAGCGATTGACAGGTCTTGGCATGGACTTCCAAACGTGATGCAGTCCACAGGTTCAATCTGGTCTCCATGGATTTTAGTAATGTCGCCCAAATGGATCATTCTTCTGCTCCGTTTCTCCCTTCTTTTTATTTCTTGCACGGGTGGCTGGAATCGAACCAACTTTCAGTCCAGAGTAATAGGGGGGAACTGAATGCCGCCGTCGCCGTCAGCCAAAGGCACACCCGTATATCAGAACCCACCGCGCAAGAGAGCAGCGCGGCGGGCCGGTCTTGGTCAAGCAGACCTACCACCTTTGGCTTGGGTGGATCGGACAAGGCATTTCTTCGCTCATGCGGCGTGCACGCCCAAATCGGTTTCCGTACCGTCATGCGGGCGCAGCTTGGCAGAAAAGGCAGCGTGGTCTTGCACCAGCTTACACGGGAGAAACGCCGCCATACGGCACCCTCTGCCCCTGTCGGTGCGCCAAATTATGGACAAACGCACCAGCTTCCATGAATACCTGCAGCAAAGCGGCGCGGACGGGGTGCGGCCCCGCTAACAGCTTCTTCCTGCGTCGTTTCAAGGATCAGCCCCGCGCCATATAAAAGCCGCCGCGCTGACGCGGTGCGTGGCGGCTCATTCATTCCTCGGATGTTTTTGTATCAGCAGCACCCTTGGTTTTCTCGTAACGTTCGCATTTCAGGTCATACCCACTACACGGTGCACACCGTTTTCGGGTGATCTCGAACGTATGCCTGCACTGTTCATTTTTGTGCAGGGCTTTTTCGGTGGGGCTTCTGTTATGTACCTTCATTTACAACCTCAGAAATGAACTTCGTCGTAGTGGGTGGCGATCATATCCGCAAAGTGCAGACACAAGGCTTCCGGGTAGCGGTCATAAACGGCACTGAGCGTTTCCCAATCCTGCTTTCCGCTGTAGGCTCCCATATGCCAGCGGATTGCCATGATCTCCCGCTCTGTCAGCTTGATATACTGCTGTGCCATAATGACGCTTCCTTCTCCGTGGCCCACCAGACCGGCGTCAAAATATTCGTACTCGCCGTTTCCCTTATCGCGGTACTGGCCCACCTTGCAATAATCGTGCAGGAGCGCCGCCGCAAGGACTTCATTCCGGTGACACTTCTTGAAAGCGTGATTTGTTCTGCACAGCTCCATTGCCGCCTCTGCCACACAGACCGAGTGCTCACACAAACCGCCGGGATGGTTGGAATGGTGCTTGATACTGGCAGGCTTTTCAAAGAATCCCAAAGCCACCATCTGCTGCCAAAGGTTTTCTGCACCCGGACGGTCAGCAAGGCCACTCTCTGCCCAGAGAACCTCAAACTTTTCTTTTGGCTTCATATCCTCGTACAGTTTTTCGTTATCCATGGTTCGGCTCCTTTTGTTTCAAAAATTCTTCCCGGCCAGCCGGGTATCTTGTCGGTCTGTCGAAAATCTCCGGGTGCTTTTCGAGCATATCCAAAAGCATTTCCCGCATGGATGCCGCCACAAAGGGCGTAAATTCGCTGCTCACACTTCCCCGCCTTTCTTCTTGTATTTCTGGCAGCGGGTTTTATTTTCATTCCTCCCGCCATTGGAACCGCCTTGTGTTAGTTCTCCGGTTCAAAGAACATTGCCACAAAGGCTTTCAGTTGGTTCACTGCCGCTTCTTTTTCGGCTTCTGTCTTGGCCGTCTTTTCTGCCCAGCAGTCCTTGACCATTTCATTGATGATTTCAAACATGCTGTCTTTCAGCCCTGCCAGATTTTCTTCGTCGTCGGCTACCGCCATAAGGACGCGGGCCACAATAAGCTCTGCCGCCGTCATCATGCCAACCGAACCACCGTGAATGCTGACTTCCAACCCGTCAGCCGTTCCTACGGCTGTAATTTCCACATTGCAATTCATATGCTAACCTCCAACATCAGCCGTTCTGCAGCTTGCTGGCCAGTGCCACAACAAAGTCCTTGAAGCCCGGTTCCGTTTCTGCAAACTGCCGGTCCATACGGAACCCCACCGTCTCGTCAACAGGAGGCTTCTCCTTCTTCTCTGCCGGAGCCACCTTCCCCTGCGCTTCCAAATCGCTCTGCACTGCATCGGGAATTTTGTCCTGAATCTTCTTGATGATGTATGGACGGATCGGTTCAGGAACCTCCGCCACAACGCTGCCAACGATCTGAATTGTCAAATCCAGCAGGTCAAGCCCGTTTCCCTTGAACTCGACCTTTGCACCATCACCCTTGACTTCTCCGTGAATGAATGCGTATGCCATACTTTTTGTCCTTTCTGCTTGCAGGTGAATTTTCGGATATGGAGGTGCGCCCCGGAGTTCGCACCGGGCGGCAGGGCTTGACGCTCCCCGCCTGCACTGGCCGCACCATATAAAGGCGGTGTCGGACATACCGCCTGCCCATGCGGGCCGCTCTGGCGTGTTCTTTCAGCCCTTGCCAGATAAGGCTTCATCTCGCCGACGCCGCCGTTCTTCGCACTGGCGGCGGATAATTTCTTTTGCCTTGCGCTTACGCTCGGTTTCTTCAAATCTCCACCTGCCGTAGGACAATCCTGCGGCGTCGGCCTGCCGGACATCCAGCGTCAGCTTGTCCGGCTTCATCTTTTCGGCCATTTGCTCATACCCTCGTGCTCCTTGTTGTGCTTGTACTCCCCACCGTGCTATAATTTGAACATATAGAATAGAAGGGAGGTGTTTTTATGACTGACCGTCAAAAGCTCGTCTACGATTTATCGATGCAGCTTACTGCTGCAGAGCTTGCAAAGGGGCTTCCTCTCACCGAAAATCCTGCCGCTTATGCTCTGGACACCTTTACAGGCTACGTTACACTCTGCGCTGCAATGGATCCCGCTAATTTTACCGCCGCTCTTGCCAAGCTCAAAAAGGTGTAAAACCTACGGTTGAAATCGGAAGATCTCTCAGGGCGTACTGGGCGCTTTCCAAACGACCTGACAGCATAGCAATTAGTGTCCGCATCTCCGTATATGAAAGCTCTTGCTCTTGACATTTTGCGAGAATGTCATTTGCGAGGGCTTTCATTGCTTTATCGTCTGCATCCCTTCCTTTGCCGTGGTGCAGGAGCTTTATTGGGTTTTCCATCTTCTTTCCTCCTGTTGTTATCTAATTTTTATACCCACTTTTCACCGTTCAGTCTGATCCAGCGAAGTGTTCCGGCTTTGTCCTTGAACAGGATAACTTCTTCAAAACTGTCCATACCGGCAAGCTGTTTTGTCAGCTCTTGCAGTTCATCTGGCGATTTGGGGTCTGCCTTACCGCCGATGTTCCCGCCCTGCTGGCGAATCAGCTCCCCCAACATATCTGCACGTTCAGTTCGCTTTCCTTCAAAAAGCACTCTGCGAATAGTTCCGTACAGGTTGTACATCTCGTAGGCTCGCTTTTGAATGGCGTCCATTCGGGCAGCCAGAAAACCGTTTTTCTGCACAACGGTTTCCAGTTCCGGCGAGTTCGCATGGTATTTATGTTTCGCTGTCACACTCTCCGTCCTCCTGCTTGTTGTCTCTCCCCTCCCCACCATGCTATAATTTCAGCATATAAAACGGAAAGGAGGTATCGTAAAATGGTTCTGTTTGAATTTGACGCAAGCGCGCTATCCGTCGTCGAGCGGTGCGCAATTAGTGATAGGTTCGACCAGACGGAAGATCAGTCCGTTGTGGTCGGTTCCATCATTAAGGTTCAGACAAATCACCCGGAACGTGTCACCGTTCCTCATGGGTGTAGTCTGATTTCTCGTTCAGGTCGGGTCGATACTCGCCAAATGTGATCGGCTTTCCTTCAAGTTTCGTGCGGTATACCGCCGCGCGTTCCTCCGCCGGGTCGTACTCTATTACGATCCGGCATTTTTCATGCACGTCCAGCACATCAAGCAGGAACTTTGCCGTTGCTTCCAGCCCGGAATAATCACCATCCGGCAGCTTTTTCTTGTTCTCTCTGACAGTCTGCAGAATCCCCTTGGCCGTGTCGATTACGGCGTTGTACGCCTCACGGTGGGGGCGCGTCATGGCTTCAATCATGCATTCCGCCCTCCTGCTTTTCGGGTTCCTGTGCAGTGCTTTCCCTCTGCACAATCTCAGCAATCGGAATGTTCAGAACCACCGACAGGCCGCCCGCAAGGGACAAATCCATTCGCTTCTGACGCTCTCCGGTTTCGACCATCTGATAATACTGCCGCGAGATTCCAATACGGTTTGCAACGTCCTGTTGCGTAAGACCGGCTTTTTCGCGAGCTTTGATAAGGTATTCTCTCACCTGTTTTCTCCCTCCCTTGCAACGTGTCGTTGCTATCATAATAGCTTCGCTCCTTTCAAATGTCAACAATACGTTGCATTTTCAGCGTATTGCACAGTTTTTTTGCAACATTTTGTTTCCTCTGTTGAAAAAGCAACAATCAGTTGCTATAATAAAGTAAAAGGGGGATGTTAAATGGAAAATCTGACTACCATTCGCAAAGAATTTCATGCCACCCAGCAAGAAGTCGCTGACTATCTCGGCATTTCTCGACAAGCATACGGCAACTATGAATCCGGCAAGCGTGAACCAGACTATGAAACGCTTTTGAAGCTCGGTGAATACTTCAATTGCAGCATCGACTATCTTCTTGGAAGCAGCCGTGGTGTTCGTTATCCCCTTCTCTCGGAGTTTGAGCGCAACCTGTTGGAACAGTATCGAAGCGCAACACCCGCCATTCAGAGTGCAGTCTGCAAACTTCTTGATCTCAATGGTGAGGGTTGATAGAATCCATGAGGTTCCCCTGTCAATACAGGGGAACCTCCGCGTGCTACACTCCGTTGCTTACATATCCAGTGTAGCACGCGGAGCCGTCGTCTTTTCCAAAGTCAATTCTCCTTTTTGCTCCACAATTTTATGTTAATTCTCTTTTACCCTTTATTTTCGTAAAATTCGCAAAAAGAAAAAGCCCGCCGGGCCGAAGCCTGACGGGCTATAAATGAAACTGTATTTATATGATCCTGCAGTGATTTATGATTTTTCGTCTCACGCCTTGCGCTTTCGTCTAATCTGCGGGCCAATGAGACGATTACCTGAAAGGACAATTGTATGATTTTTACTGTTTCACAGGATGAGCACGGCAACTACCCTCAAGTCGCCCGTGGTGATTACTTTTGCTGGAACTGCAATACGCGGGTGCGTATAACCGCATTCAGCGGGCCACGGTCACACCTGTGTCCCTGCTCAAAGTGTGGCTATTCCACTTTCAAAACCTTTATGCATTCGATTGAACCTGAATATCCAGAGCATTGATGCGCTCCTTCTGGCTCTTGTGCAGGAGTTCCAATTCTTTCAGCTGATTTTCAATATCAGCTAAATCCTCTTTCTCCTGTTCCAGCCGCTCAATGCGCGGTGCCAGCTTTACTTTTGTATCAGTGACATCAGCATTCAACCAGCGAGTTCCGTAGTGCAACCATTCTTCCCCTGATTCCGGGTCTCTCCTGATTTGCACATATCCGTGCGGGATTGTTTGGACTGCGATATATACAAGTTCTTCCACCGTCCCACGCACCCAATGCACCGCGTGATGTGCGATTTCTTCTGGGGACATCTTCTTTGTGTCTTTCGGTTGAACGTACATTGTCGTGTCCAGCATGTTAGCCCTCCATAGAAAGAATATTTATATGAGTATTGAAAAATCGTATTTTCTGAAAAAATCGAACAGCAAGAGCTATAAGCCCACTATTGTTCCGCCGGGGCGGTATCGTTGCCAGTATTACCCACAGTGCAAGGGTGAGCAAATCGTTCACCTTGATATTCGCGGTACAGACGGTTCGCAGAGCGGCGGCATTCTTCGCCCCTGCCCGCTGTGCGGTTCTCTTGTCATGTTCCGCTGGTGAACAGGGACTTGAACTTTCTTTTGTTCAGCTGTTCCCGCTCTGTCATTTCCATGCGCATATAGAGATACGCCGGAAGCATCATTGCTTCTTCGCAGGTCAGTCCTTCCGCTTCGATCATCTTCTCGATCTTCATTGCGATGGTGGATACCTTTTCTTCACTGCCGCAGAACGTTGCAATGTCCAGCGTATACTTTCGCATATCGTCCGGCATGAAGTATGCCCGCATCGACTCGCCGTTGGCATCTTCGTTTCGTTCCGTGTGCATATCTGCGCCCCCATTCAAGCATCAATATTTTACTATATTATAGCACAATATCCTCTTTTCAGAAAGGCAGTATTTTATGGGAAGAAAAAGAATCAACAAGGGCGGCACCCGCCTTGTCGCCTACTACCGGTACTCCGGCGGCAGCGGGCAGACCGAGCAGTCCATTGAGGGACAGCGCCGGGACTGCGAGACCTACGCCCGCCTGCACAACATGACCATTCAGAAAGAATATGTGGATCGTCACATCAGCGGCAAGACCGATGATCGCGCGGCGTTCCAGCAAATGATTGCTGACAGCGACAAGGGTGCATTCGACATGGTGATCTGCTGGAAAACAGACCGCTTTGCCCGGAACCGCTATGATTCTGCCGTGTACAAGAAACGCCTGCGTGACAACGGTGTTGAGATCGTTTATGCCGCAGAATCCAATATCGCCGGTGCGGAAGGTATCATCATTGAGGGTGTGATGGAAGCGCTGGCCGAATACTACTCTGCCGAGCTGGCTGAGAAGATGCGCCGCGGTATGAGAGAAAGCGCCCTCAAGGGGCAGGCCATCAGCCGTTGTCGTGCTCTTGGCCTGAAAACGGATGAACACAAACGGTTTGTCATTGATGAAAAGACCGCCCCCACCGTCCGTTTCATCTTTGAGCATTACGCCGCCGGGGAATCTGCCACTTCTATTGTCGATAAGCTCAACGCCAAAGGTCTGCGCACCAGTCAGGGCAACCCCTTCAACAAGAGCAGCATCCCCCGGATCATCCAGAACGAAGCCTACTGCGGCGTGTACGTCAGCAAATCGTATGACGTGCGCATTGAGGGAGCTATTCCGGCCATTATCGACGACGAACTTTGGGAGAGGGCACAGGCTATGTTAAAAACAAACCGTCTACTCAAGAGAAAAAATGCACCAGACGCAGATTATATCCTGTCTGGCAAGCTCTACTGTTCCTGCGGTTCACTCATGCACGGTATGAGCGGCCACAGCGCCACCGGCGAGGTCTACCGCTACTACACCTGCCCCAACAAAAACTGCCACCTGCGGAACATCCCGAAGGATGATCTGGAAGGAAAGGTTATACAGTCCATCATGGATCACCTTCTGCAGCCGGAAGCCATGGAAGCGCTGGCCGAAGCTATGGTCGAGGTGCAAAAGGCCGATGCGGAAAAGCCAAATGCCGAGCGCCTAGCCATCGAACAGAGCCTTGCCGATGTCCGCCGCCGCAGCAAGAACATTCTGGACGCCATCGAAAACGGCACCGCCAATGCACAGCTGTGCGCCCGTCTGGATGATTTGAGCGAACAGGAGCGTACTCTGAGCTTCCAGCTTTCTTCTCTGGAAAAAGAGAAACCGGTTGTGTTTACCAAAGAACAGTACCTTTTCCTGCTGGAACAGTTCTTGGTTGAGCCGTCCGAACGTACAGCCGAGTATGGCCGTCGTCTTGTTAACACTTTCGTAACAAGTATGGTAGTTAGTGACCGTGAACTGGTTATCAATTTTAATGTTTCGGAAGAAACCGTTAACAAAAACAAAAAAACATCCCAGACAAACTTACAAAAAGAAAGTTCGTCTGGGATGCATCTGGTCCGAGTGGCGAGAATCGAACTCACGGCCTCTTGAACCCCATT